CGACATCGTCGGTGACATCGTGGGCGACATCGTGGGCGACATCGTCGGTGACATCGTGGGCGTTGGTGTCGGCGTCGGCGTCGGAGTAAACGTATGCGGAGTCGGTGACATCGTAGGCGACATCGAATACGTCGGTGACATTGTCGGTGACATCGAATACGTCGGTGACATCGTGGGCGTTGGTGTCGGTGACATCGAATACGTCGGTGACATCGTGGGCGACATCGTCGGTGACATCGTGGGCGACATCGTGGGCGACATCGTCGGTGACATCGTGGGCGTTGGTGTCGGCGTCGGCGTCGGCGTAAACGTATGCGGCGATTCTGTCGGCGCAGGTTGCGTATAAAATGATGGAGTTGGAGATTCTTTAGGCGGCATAACGCTTAAAACTCCTCATCAAATTATTAAAATGTTTCTTAAATAAGATCATTGATTACTTAATAAATTACTCTTTTTTTCTTAAAATTAAAATTTATACATTTGTTTATTATCATGGATTTGAATGAGTTACTGTTACTGTGGGTGTATGTGTATATGGTGTAGGAGTGGGTGTTTCCGGCGAAGGTGTTACCGTTTGAGTCATTAAGGTGGGAGTTACTGTAGGTGTAGGTGTTTGAGTAATTAATGTCGGAGTAACTGAGTACGTTGGAGTTGTTGTTGGGGTGGATGTAGGAGTAAGAGTCTGTGGAGTAATTGTTTGGGTATATGGTGTTGGGGTAACTGTAGCTGTAGGTGTCACTGTAAAAGTGGGTGTTGGGGTTGGGCAGTTATTACCAATATTTGCAACATTCCAATTTAATTGAGCTTTAATGCTATAGCCATTTCCATCAGCTATATTTGGATTAATTTCAGATTTTTGATTTCTAATAATCCCAGCATCCATTTTAAACCTAAAATGTTCTCCACTTGTTGCTGTAAATCTAATGTCTGAAATGGATATTTTTGGTAAATCTAATACTTCATCAGGAAGACCAAAGAAATTTGGTATTTTTTGATTTCCAAATTTTGCAGTTACTTTTTCAATAAACTCCTCTGTTTCCTCGTAAGAAAATATCATTCCCTCGTCAAAAGGCTCCGAGTTAATAATCTCTTTTAATACGGGGTTTTCAATACTTGCCAATTTGGTTGCGTGACCTGTTATGATATGATTTTTTACATCTTCACTAACCCCACCATTAGAAATAACAAAAAAGTCTTCAACTCCCCTTACTTGATTTTCATCAACCCCAGAACAGGTAAACTCTTTTATTACTTGAACAATAAAGTATTCTGGATTTTTATCAGAATAATAAGTAAGTCCAGTTTTTAAGGGTTCAATAAGCTCAGGATTACTAAAGTCTTTCCAAGATTCGTTTCCGCCAATTCCAGTAGTAACACCAAAGATATAATTATTAGTTCCTGCTGCGATTGTAGATTTAATACGAGAATTAGATTTATTTGCTATTTTTAAGCTTACTGGAGAATACCCAATGTCATCGACTTGGACTGATATATCAATTTCCCCGCAGCATGGAATCGGATCGGCTATTAAAGATGATATATACTTTTCATTTTTATAAAATCCACAAATATATAAATCATCAAGAATTTCCCCACTTGGACCAAACCAATTGTTGTACCCCGTTCTTATTACATTTTCCCAATCTTCAGAAGGAAGTCTTTGATTACCGATTAAATTGATTTGCCTTCTAATAGAATTGGATCGTTTATCTTTTGAAGTAAAAACAAAATAATCAAAATAATCATTCTCAAACGGAAAATCTTTTATGTAGTCGTAATTTCCACTCCACCCAGTTTCTATCGTTCCAGAAAGGACATTAAATAAAGTGGAATCCGCAGAAGGCTGCCCATATCCATAATTAAGATAATTATTACTTAATTTTTCTTTGGAGTATCTAGCAACATTTGTGTCAACATCAAATCTATTTGGGTTATCTATTTCAAACTTATAATAGCTTGGCTCTTTTAAGTCGTTGGGTAATGTAAACTCAATTAAATCAGTAGTTAAATTTTCTTGCTGCTCGAAAGAGCACGAATTAACGCAAATTTTTTCTATCGATTCATGATTTATATTATAATCGACAGACTCTTCATAAGTAACTGTTCCGGAGAATACGGGAATTGCTTCGTTACAACTCATTGAGTTGTAAACATCAATAGTGTTTTCAAATACTATTTTTCCAGATTCTCCCGGAGCGAAAGTTAAAGAGCTTATGTCAGAATCAGAAATAAATTCTGGATTAATATTTTCAGTACCATCAGCTTGACCGCTTAAAAATCCATTATCGCAAGAAGGACAAGCAAATAAAGTCGAACTGTTTCCAACATCATAAGATGACTGTTGGCTAGAATCTATAAATCCGCTTTTGTGGACGTACAATGCTTCAGCTAATACTTCTGGATATTCCCCTACTCCAGTTTTTACATATCTTAAATTACCAAGACTAATAGCGTCACTTAAACTTCCATCGCTATTGTATTTTCTTTTCTTAACTTCTGTTGAAACAATGCTATTTGTATAACCACATTTATCTTTAAAAAAGTTATGTTGAATTTTTACTTTAGCAGATTTAGCTATGCTAATATCCCAACACAAGTCGATATCTAAAGGTTCGGATGGAATATGGGGCCTACTACTTGTATAATTCGGGTAACCTAAAACAGATGCAAAGTCGTTTGTTATTTCTATTAATTCAGCTTTTGTAGGAGCTTGAGTATTCCAATTTGTTTCATAGCCACCCCTATAACCTCCACCTAAAAAGTTTTGTATTCCGTCAACTCCATCGCCTATAGAATGATATGCATCGGTAATATCTGAAGCTGTTTTTCTTATACTGTGCCAAAGGTATCCACCTAAATCTGTGAAATCTAAAATTCCTGTATAATTTTCATATACAATTTGTTCTGTTTCTAGATTATAATATTTGCCTTCTTTTGGTGCGTCTATTGATAAAACTGGAATATCATTAATATCTTTTATCTCTAAACGATTCGGGGTATTTATTGTTACTTGATTTTCATATCCAGTTTTAATAACAACATCCGTTATTAAATAACCGCTTTCAGCTATACACGACAAACTTTCAGCAGGATTAGTATATCCTTGATATAAGTCTTTAGCGTTAGCCTGTTTATACTGAACAGTTACATGATTATATAATGTATCGCCACCCTCAATTTTAAAGGTCGGAATTTTTGCCGTGAAATAATTTATTAAATTTTCTGACTTAGGTGCGTTATCACTAAAAGCAACGGTAGTATTAAAACTGGGGAGACCAACATTATTTATATCCTTCCAGAATTGATGGGTATCTTGATGTAATTTATGAGATGGATATTTTTTACGATCAGACAAATTATTTGGGCCTATATTCTGCGGACAAACTAATTGCCAAGAACCCGCCGAGCATAAATAAAAACATCCTCCACTATCTGTTCCCGAAAAAGGTGGATTCCCTGAACATTCACAGCAGCAATCGTTAAACGGAAAAGTTAAAACGTTACTATGAGATTCAATAACTCCACATTTAGTATTTCTGGTCGCTACGACTTTAAAGTGCCAATATTTTACATCTTTTTCGCACCACATTTTAGAATCAACGAAATGAGATATGCTAGATGAGCGAAGATAAGTATATTCTTGCCCTCCGTTGGGTATTGGTAGCCACTTACCGTTAAGTTTGTCCGTACTATATAAAATTTTATAAGTTATTCCTCTATCAATTCCAGTTGTCCACAATTTTGTAACCTGAGCGTTAATTAAAGCAAATCTTGAGCAGTCTTGCATGTGGCTCCCAGTATTATTCCAAAGAGGTGTTGACCCGTAACCTTTAACTGGCCCAAAAGGAGTCTGCACTACATTCGGATGATTACCCCTTAGCGACCTTTGACCTCCTTGCCAAGAAGTATAAGTCATAATCTCCGCTTTAAATTGCATGGAAGGCATTTCTTCTTGTGGGGTGGGGCAGCCCGGATTTAATTTAGGTGGAGAATAGGAAATTACATTTGAGTAGCATTTTTCAACGACTCCACTAATAGTGTTTTCTACACTAATTGAATATTTATAATTTTGACCCCCACTAAGGTTTTTGATTAAGTAAAAATTACTTTTTGTATGATCAATAGTTATCCAAATGTTTTGTTTTTCATCATATTTTCTAACTTCGAACGTGCCAGTGTGTCCAGAGCCCGAACCAATAAGTAGCTGTAAGTTTTTGCCAAAAGTTCTAAACCCTAACGATGGAGCCACTATAGTTGATCCACAAACGCTAGATGAAGAAGGTACAGTTGGACACCCAACTCCCGTTTTACATGTTCCATCTGAATTTACTTCGGTAGTACAATCTTTATTCTTGAGCGTAATTCCAGTATTGGGACACTTACAATCGCACTTGTTTGAGTTTACGTTTCCACATTTAGAGACGTTAACGCTAAGAAGATCACTCATTACCCAAGTTGATCCATCTTTATATTTAAGCCTAAAAGTATATCTATGCCCAGTTGTAAGCCTTGTGCCCCCCGTAGAACAATAATGGGTGGCTGAAGTACAAAATATCATAAAGCCACCTTGCGTTGAGCTAGAAGCGTAAGGCTGAGTACTTACTGCGACAAAATTTCCTTCGTGGTACGTTTTACCGTCTTGAGTAAATTCAAGAATCGCAGTTTTACCCTTCGGAACGTCTGCCCAAAAATATACAGAATCACAAGGATTATTGTACCTTAAAGTAATTACGGGTTTTGTATTTATAGGCTTAATGGGGTTATTAGTACATCTCAATTTCCACGATCCATTTTCACACACCCACCAGCACCCACCCGGAGTACTTGTTGGTTTAGGAGCTAAACATTGACTTCCTCCAACTGGTATTGTAATGCATTTAACTGCAGTTTCGGCAGTTTTTCCTTGAGCATCTCTTACTCTAACTTTGTAGCAATAGTTTCCGTCTAGTTGATTACAATTAGTGCTAGAACTACCTTGATGTAATTGATTCGGATCATCTTTGTAAGGGTCACTTGGCCCCCAATCAAAACAGTTTGAATTGCATAATCTTTTAGTGCTTGTGAAAATTGGTTCAGGCATCCACCAAAGACCATAAGTATTATTATTCGGGTTAGTGCCATATTTCTTTACTCTATGTAAAGCGTCTAAATTTATATATCTGTCCGTATGACAAAACGTGTGCTTTTTAAAATCAAGGCCAGTTTTTTGTTTAAGTCCAAATATCCCATATTGAGCTAAATCTGTATTCCATTTTGGCATAACAAATGGAGTTTTACTTCCATGATGAAATGGACTTAAGATTGAATTAATACCCCTGTTAGCTCTTTTAGTTTTGTTATAGTCGTAAGGGTCTACTTCTAAAATTTCGTATTCGCTAAAACCAAAACCTTCGCTTTCAAAAGTAAAAAGCACTCTATATTCATAATCTCTACGACTAGAATAGTAGCACCTTGGACTTTGTCCGCCGCATATTCTTTTTTGTCCAATAGGCAAAGTTACATATTGTGATTGTAATGAAAATGTAGGTAAAACTATACTCCCTACTGGTGGTGGAGGCGGTGGGTTTGTTCCAGAGTTAATTGTTGCACATTTACATCCAACCTCTGCATAGTTTCCACTATTAGTATCTGTGGCCTTTAAGGAGTAACAATAAGTTCCAACAGGCATTGTAGGAGTAATGTGTCTCCTACCCGCGTTTTGAGTTTCGCTATGTACTAATATCGTTCCTGTTGATTGACCAGCAGAACATTTAAAAATTTCTATTTTATCAAACCCTTTACCTCCCGGAAAATATACTTCTATCTTTTTATTTGTTAATGCGGATACCCTAAGCACTGGGGCAGTTATATTTCCCGAAGGTGGTTTGGGCGTATTACCGCTAATGTTTACGATGTTTGAGTTAACGGAAGATGGGTTAAGGCTTGGGTTATGACCTACGGCATAAATTGAAACATTCGGCCAAGTACCATTAAGTATAGTGCTTTGCGGTAACGGGGCATTAGGTCTCCAATTTTTGCCAGAGTTTGCGTATGGAATTTGGTTTGAAAATTGTTGCCACCCGGCTCCTTCATTTAAATTTATGTACCATTTTGTATAAGTCCAATTAGAACCTTTGCTTGTTTTAATTCCACCTGACGTAGTACCATTTTCATAATTAATTAAATAGGGTCTTGACGTATGAGTGCTACCAAGAAACATCGCGTGAATACTTGGAGCGGTTATTTTTAAAGTCGGCGGCCTTGGGGGTGGAGGTACTGAACCATTACATGCGGTGCAACTTGATTGTTCGTTAACAATTTTAATTGATGAAGCTGGATTACTTGGAGAGACTATATAAGATATACATTGAGCAGCTATTGCACAATTATTTGACCAACCGGGAGGAGTACTACTTAACTTTACTACTTTGGACGCAAGAACTCCCCCACATCCATAACTTGACAATACGCCATGTTGATCATGAACAAGAACAGTCCTTGATCCCCCAGATACCGCATCACACGAGCTCATAACATAATGAGTGGTGACAGAAGGAGGATTCCATTTACATTGTGGGTAAGCAGATTCAGAACACCAACCTCCGGGAGTTATATATCGTCGATGTGTATAAATTTGTTGTCCAGTAGCTCTGCACATGCAATGAGCACTACAATTTGAAGTTTGGTTTTCCCATTCTGCGGTGTTGCTTACAAAAATTAAACAGTCACTATGGGAATATCCAGCTATAAAAAAATGTCCGCCGCAAAGCGTAGAAAGAGATGATGATTTTTTGTGAACTTCTACATCTGTCCACCAAGGGTCTGCATCAATTACTTCTATTTCTTGAACGTTGTTTTGAATGGTTGTCGTGTTGATATCTTTTATATAAAATATTTTCCAATAACTAATTATTTGACCTTCATGAGTTTGATTTGAAAAATTTTTTAAATAATAATAATCAGGAATTCTTATTTTAAACGTAACCCAGCTTGAAGAAGTTATATTAGAGCAACAAGTGTCTGATTCAATATGAAAAACACTATAATATAGATCGGTGGGTATATTAGTTCCGGGGAAATCTATATTTGAAGTTCCCGGTAAATGTATGGTTGGATCAGTATCTCCACCCGAACCATAAACAATTCTTTCTCCAGATTCTGTAAGGTGATGTATATTTTTTGTTTCGCCTGTTGAATCATTATAACTTTCTAGACCGGTTGTGTTACCACCCGTTTGGTAAGTGGTTACAAAATCCTCGCTGCAACCGCCTTTTGTATTTGGAGCGATTACACTAGCTAGGAATGGCAGATTCTGAAGGTTAAAAAGCATGTTACCCCTCTAACGCTGAAGGCCAAACTTTTTTTAGTTCAGCGACATCATTTACGCTAGAAAGATCATACTTAGTAATATCTCTGAGTTCTTGCTTTTTTTGACTTATCTCTTCCTGAAGTTTTTCGTTTTTCGATTCGACAGCTTTAAGGTACTCAACATCTAAATTCTCAAGCAATGGCTCTCTAGCGGTTCTCCATTTGTTTATCCAAATTTCTTTAGCTTTTTCCATGTCAATATAAAGCTTTGGGTTTTTATGGCCTGACCATACCCAAGCATATCTAAATTCATGATCTAAGGGTATTGGGTTTTCTGTTACGACCCACGGATAATCTTTAGGAACTTTTAGATTAGCTATTCTTGAACAAAATGCTTCGTCAGATTCACCCTCTAAACGGTTCGCTTCATGTGGAATAAGCCTTCCTATTCCCCCTTCTTCCATTTTGTATACTACTTGTTTGTTCATTTTAATATTCCTTATTAATTAGAAAAGACAACAACGCTTATTCTTTTGCTATCAAATCTATGATTAATTGTTGATCCATAATTTACCCTTACTCCAACGCTAGATACTGTATGATCTCCTACTGTCACTTGAACGTTTTGCGTCGTTGGGTGACTTCTCGGATTAGTTCCACCTGATATTTCAGTAATATTTGGCTCTTCGACAGTGGCAATTACACAACTATTTTCATTAAGTAATGCTTTATTAAAGTGGATGGTATAATCACCTACTCCATTTTCTGCTATAGAAGATATATTATAACCATCAATTATTTTGGGGGCTGAAGTGGTTGGATCATGTCCATCAAAAGTTATCCAAGCGTGAGCCAATCTGCTTTCATCTACTCCACCCTCACCTATACCTAAACCTTTTGCCTCTTCGTCTACTACTATTTTTTTATTAATGTCCCCCGAGCTATCAGAAAATTCTTTTGTGGGAGCTTCAAAATTTGAAGTATAACGTGCTACGCCCCTAGTGATCCTTACTTCGTCAATATACCCATTAAAGAGTCTATCAAAGCTACCCACATTATTACGAGCCCCTACTGATCCTTCTCCAGCAGAATTTTTTAAAGTGTTTGACCCAACATTTGTTGTAGAACCAATTTGCGTTCCATCAACAAATAATTTTAAATCGGAACCATTTCTTACAGCCGCAACATGATACCATGTTCCGACAGAAGGGGTCCACGAAGCGGTAACGTTATCATTAGTTGAGGCATAATAGACGTAAACTCTTAATTCATTTGTTGAATTTTTATAATCAAATTGCCACGAGACGGTTTCCCCTGACATTAAAATCGAATCAAAACCCCCCGAATTAAAAGAAGAAAAGTTAACCCACGCCTCTAAAGTAAAGTCTCCGTTATCAAAATCCAAACATTCATGATAAGGAAAGGTTAAGTAGTCTCCAGTTCCGTCCAAATGTAAACTGCTATTTCCAAATTTGTATTTACCTGTAGAAATTTGAGCGTCTCCATTAGCTGTTATAGAATGAACATATTTACTATTATCTTCGATATTCGCTGAACTATTAGGCCCATTAAAATGCAAGAGAAGAGAATTGTTTATATAATAAACATCTCCTGTAGTTATCTTGTCAAATAATCTAAGATTATCTACTTTTATTCTGGGTCGTTTAATACTCATTTTCTATAAAAATTCCTTTGTAATAAAATCTACCATATAGCTCTCTACTTATATTATACTCTTTAACCCCGGTTGTTATTGTGGCCATTAAGTTGTTAGTGATTCCGCAGCTATTTTTAGGAGTCATAAATCTTTCTCTATCGTAAAGCTCTAACGGTGTTTCAATATAAATTTCATCCATTAAAGCTTCTGTTTCTGTTCGTCCTGTATTTTCATATCCAAATTTTACGCTTATGCCTCCTGACCCATCAGAGGGAATACTGTTTGTGTGTGTTATAACGATACCGATTTCATCAACGTAAAATGTTTTATCGCTTGGGCTAGTTGGCAAATTGATAATGTGTTCTCCCGTATACCCAAAATCTATTTCTTTGGTCGTTAGTATAATCTCTTTCGAAATAAAATTATCGTAGTCAGTATAAGAGCCTGTATTTTGAGCACCAGCAGGGAGAGCGGCATGATTTCCAGCAACCGCATCCGTATCTCTAGGAACATAATATTTTGCATTTACATTATCTATTGTAATTTCTTTTCCAGCTAAATATAAGCTTCTCCAGTATTCAGAAGAACTTCCTAAATCAAATGACCCAGCAACAGATTCTTGAGTACAGGGTAATATATGCCCACCAACATGAAGCTCGTTTTCGTTGGTGTCGTAAGTAAAACAGGCTTCTCCAGTAATTTGATTTTCTCTATTAAATAAAACTGCTGGTTCGGGTATGCCTACAAGATATTCTCCTTCAGTTCTATATACCGCAACCGTGTCTGTTTCATTTGGCCCGAAAGAGTTAAAACTTACAATTCCAATTTTATCTTGTTCTAGCCCAGTAGGTATATTTCCTAAAAATCTTATAGCATTATCAAATGTTAATTTTCTATTTCCGTTTATAGCTTTAATTTTAACTGTAGCCGCCTTCAACCTATCACTTAAACTGGCTCTATTAGCGGTTGTGAAAACAACGTCATTATCCAACTCAATCGTTTGGACTATATCATTATCAAAATCTATAGAAATGCTTAGGGCTGAGTCTACTTCATTTATCCCAAATTGATATTGATTAGCAAAAACGTCCCCACTTACGTCAACATAACTTAATGGTCCGGGTCCAGAAGGGTCTTGGTGAACCCCAACCTGTACCGTCTTAAGTTCGTCTGCGTTAAAAACTTTATTGTTTGATTTATGCGCCATCTTTAACTCTTTTTCGTGGAAAATCCTTTATGCCTCTTCTTGGTAAAAAATTTTTTAAACTTTTGCCAAAAGGTTTTAGTGCTCTTTTTTTCTTTAGGGGGAGTCGGATGAAGTATAACCGCATTATCAACTTTTAAAGTGGCTGATTCTTTGGCTTTTTGAACAATTATTGCCATCATTTCAGCTAAAGACATATTATTAACAATGTCATTAGTCATTTCCTCAATCGCCTTTCTCCTTTCTTCCTCTGTCATAAGCCCAACAGTGATAAATACACAGTATAAAATACTTTTTTTAACTCAAAATATCAATAAAAAACCCCCGTTTTCACGGGGGCTTTGAGGACTGTTTTACTTAACTTTAAAATTAAGTTGCCATACAAACTAATTCTAAAACATAGTTTCCTGAAGAGGGTTTGGCTGATAATACTACGGTTACTGAGGTTGAGGATACTGCCGTTACCATACAGCTAATAAGGTCAGGGTTGGTGTCTGTAGTATTTTTAACTGTCGCGTGAACAACCGGAGTACTTTGGAAATTGGCCGAAGCAATACTGATGGTTTCTTCATCATCAGCAAGACCGAGCGATACCGTAAATGCTTTACCACGAGCAGCGGATTCTTCCGCCCCCTCTTTACCAATTCTCCACTCGTCTTCACTATTATCCCAAAGCAGTGAGGAGTTTTGTTGGGTTGTTCCAACAGAAAACCTCTTAATTAAAATACCACCGTCTGTGCTTGAGGCTGCGTCTGTCGCGTCATTATTAAGGACGATAATATTGTCACCGATGTTAACGACTGTGGAGTCAACAGTAGTGGTAGTGCCGTCAACAGTAAGGTCACCATGAACGTGAATTCCACCAGCAAAATCTTTGAGACCATTAATGGTCTGATTACCGGTCAACATTACAACCGCACTACTATCTACCTTAAATTCTCTAGCTGTTCCTCCGTTGAAAGTGCCTCCAGCAGAGAGACCTTCACCAGCAGTTAAGGCGTTAGGAACATTATTAACTTTAATTCCTGCAGAAGCGACATCAATAGTGCTGTCAGCGGCGTCAACACTTAATGATTGAGATTCCCCAAGGCCAATAAATGCCTTAGTTGTTGCTAAACCGTTTCCAGCGGTTACGGTTACACCACTGGCAAGAAGTTTAGTCGGGTGAATTGCGGCTAATTCAGCGACATTACTATCTTTAATTCCTTGAGCTCTTAACTTTCCTCCATCAATATCAAGTCCGGGATCAGTAGCGTGTAAGTCTACACTAGCTACTTGGCTTTGCCCTAAATTAATTACGCCACCATGAGTCATGGCGATACCGTCTCCAGCGGTTACGGTTACCCCACTAGCGGCAAGTTTAGTGACTCCAATCGCTGCATTATCAGCGACCATTGAATTAACAATACTATCAACTTTTAGCTTATCTGTATCAATTGTTAAACCACCGGCACTTGCAGCATCAATATTGACATCAATAGAAATACTGGAGCCATCAAGCGTTCCGCCGCCACTAAGACCTTGACCGGCAGCTACATTAAACCCAGTGGGAACAGCGGAATCCCCCATTGACAATTGGTTACCAGCATACCAAAGTCTATCTAGAGAATCGCCGCTGAGTAATTCTCCATTTAACCTAAGTTGCTCTACTGAAAATACTTTTACGCTCATAAATTATTCCTTTATTCTAGCTAAATGTCCTCCTTATCATATACACCAGATAATGAGTTTGTCTTAAAATTTTAGTTTTTTTTAAAAAATTATAATCTAATTATTGAGGCGTCATCAGCCTTTGGGGAGATAAACGCTGCTAAAGTATAACCACTTTCATTTAATGTTGGTATAAATCCGTTAGCAAGTTGGGGTGGAGCAGTTAAAGATGCCCAAAATCCCGTAGTAGTTACTTGTAGTACGCTAACTCCATAGACCTCGTTTGCTAATTCTGGAGCAGAAACTGAAGCAACTACAGAAGGGTTATATGACAAAGTGGTTCCAAAATCTACCGGAAAGTATTGTTCTCCAATTTGGATGCTTTTTTCTACAAATAAAAACCCATTCGTTATATTAGAGTAAGGTAAATCTCCGGACATAATTCCAGAAATTATCATATTTCCTTGGGTATCAATATTTAATAAATTTTTTGTTTCTGGTTGGCCTGATGAACCGGTGACTGTTTGCGAAAACTGAACGCCCCCCGCTGCTGTAGAAGATATTTTAGAATGAGCGTTAACAAAATGAATCGACTCTCCATCTACATAAATATCTCTAAAGGGGTGACTTTCACTTCCTAAATCATATATTCCGCTTAAAACGGGTATAATATGTCCACCAGCTTTTATTTCTCCATCAACTCTTAAATTTCCATTTCCTACATGTAATCTCTCTGTTGGGTTCTCGATTCCAACTCCAAGATAATATTCGTTAACAGCAGAATCTTCTGAAAAAGTTATTTTTTTACTTGATGTATCCACCTTTAATAAAGATGAATCTCCATCATTTATTAAAAACCTATCTGATTGAGATAAAGAACCAGTAATATGAACTTTTCCTTCATTTACTGAAAGTCCTCCCCCGCTTATTGTTAAAAAGTGAGAAGTTTTATCAAAATGAAATTGAGAAATTCCGCTAAAGTCTATGCTACTCCCGTCAAGAGCTTTAAATTGAACTGAACCTTCTGGACCGTCAGGAGTAAAACTTCCATCTGGGCCTTGTTCGCCCTGCGGACCTTGAGCCCCATCCTGACCATCTGCTCCGGCAGTTCCCGCGCTTCCCGGAAGGGTAACGGCTACGTTTTGTGGGTATCCCACAGCATTAGTAACCGTACTAGAAACTTGATTTCCTAATACAACATCAATGCTTAGTTTGTTTGGATCATCCGGCATTAGCTAGTACTCGTAGTAACTTCTGGGTGAACGTTAACTTTTCCATCTAGTAATTTTACTACATAGCTATTGTCATCTAGTCCATCCGCTCCAGTTTTATACATTTCTACATCATAAACAGCTTGAGTAATAGGCAAAGTAGCTGTTTGAATTCCACTCAAATAAATATCAACTGTTCCCGCAGAAGCGTCAACAATTGTGGGGGTAAATGTCATTAAAGCTGTGGTATCAGAATACCTATTCTTAATAGCACCTCTTACTGCGTGGTCAGTAATGTCTATAGCTGTACCGCCACTATTTTTTGCGTTTAAACGTGCAGAAAACGAAGAACCCTGAACGACATCTAGATTATAGTAAATAGGCATAACTCTTGTTAAGAATTACACCTATAATTGGTAAATTAGATTTGGATTTTAAACTTTACCTACCTTCAGAGAGGATTTTTTTTGCTTCCGCTGATAATTTTATGTTAGCGTTAGGGTTATCGGGTGGCCTCCGATAACTTGCTACATGTCTTTCAAACTCATTAATGAGTCTATTTTTTAATAATGTTGCGTTATCTAACGGAAGAAGACCTACGTATTTAGCGTGAGCTTGAAGATCAGATTTATTATAATCATCTAATTGTTGCTTATAAACTTTAATATCTAAAGTTTGATATTTTGAAAGCCCGGTATCTCCCCACACTTGATCTAAAGTGGAAGGAGTATATTTCTTAGGCTGTTCCATAGCATGAGTTTGACTCATTTTATTTAACCCTTTTTTGGTTTTTGAGCCTTTCGCTATCTTTTTTTTACTATTTGCCATCTTATTCCTTTTTTGGTTAGCCGACTAGTGGTTTGGTTCGCCGCGACTGGAAGGGCATACTTACAGCTTGGTACTTTGCACCGACCACTGATCCAATTTGTTATCGTCATTTTTTTAATTACAACATCTGCATGTCACCATGCAGTTCGGACTATATCTTCACTTTATTTAAGTGTCGGACGCTCTTGGGTAGATTATTGTTGGGACTCACTACCTAGTCTCTACACCTTCCAGAAAACTTATACCCTTTCTGGCTTGGCTCGGTATTGTCTTCAAAAAAAGAGTTCCACCGAATTCATCCGATACGGCCAAATTATTTTTTACAGCTACAGTTACAATCGACTACTGAACAAGTGTCGGATGAGCAACATCCCGCTTCACACGAACAGTCTGTACATCCGGAATTTCCCCAATTGCACCCAATTGCAAAAAATACTGCAGCTAAACTTGTTAAAATCTTTTTCATATCCTTATGATTATATTACACTATTTATTTAAAATATCAACAATTAATAAGACATAGCACCATTTACCCCAGACCTATTTGGGCTAGTAATTACGGAGTTAATATCATGATTTTTAGTTAAAGGTGTCAATAAATTTAAAATTCCGTTAGTTACTGTTTTTACAGTCACTGTTTCTTGATTTACATTACCCGACTCAATAACAATGGAGTTACCAGCATAAAAGCCATTACTATTATGTATATTAAGACTACTTTCACCAATAAGAACTCCATTTTCGAGAGAAGTTACTACAAGCGGTAAACCTAATGTTGGATCGCAATTATTATCAATAAATCCCCAGCCACCCATTTGGCCGTGATTTGGGCAATAGAAAAACAAAGGGTCAGGAGTATCACTAGTTATATCTATGGAGACATTATATGAAGCGTAGCCCTCCCCACTAACTGATGTATTTTTAGTTACTCCGTCAGTATATTCAACTCCTGTCCAGCCGACACCTGAAGTATGTGTCCCGTCATAGGTAGAACTGAATTGAAGTGGGTGATTCCCACTCCAAGGCGTAGCCATATTAAAAGTGTAAGTTTCTCCAACCTTGAAAGAGTAAATTGGCTTTTCGATATACCCTTGAGCAAAAACGTTATGACCTTGGTACGGAACAACTGAAATATTAATTACATCTGGAGCGCAATTAGTTGTGGGATTAATTCTAGCTTGTACATCCCCGAAAGAAGAAGTTGTATATGGGTCATAGGTAGCGTCGTTCATTACTTCGGGAACTGTGCCTTCTGTATATTTATATTTTATAACTTCATCAATGTTACTTATTTCTACGTAAGGGTAAGGGGTCGTATAATTTCCTAAATGATCTTTTTTTCTTTCAACAATTTCGTCTTGATGATTAACCCAATATTCTTCTAAGTGAGATTGGTAACTATGATTACCTTTAAAATCTATTAAGTATTTTTTTTCTGACGCTTCATTACCAGTTACATAGCCATAAGGAAAAGAGCTTTTGATTTGACTATAAATAAATTCTATTTGCTCGTCCGTTAAGTCATCTTCATGAATCCCTCCCCATTGCCTATTTGCAATTTTTATATAATCTTTAGCTTTACCCCCAGTTTCTGTAAAAGCGGCTCTTTCTACGTAGTTTAATTTTACAGGCTCAAGGTAATACCTTGGGGTAGCATCATACGTTCTATTATAAGATTCACTATTATGATATAATCTTACATTAATATTAAAGGTTCTATTAACCTTCTTTACTTTTATGTCTCTTTTAAATCCCATAATTAATATCCCATATTACTTGTGTTAGTCGCAGTACTACTTCCTCCTTGGGAAGAATAAGGGCTAATTAATGAAGCTTTTGTATTATTTTCAAGCGCATCTATAATGTCTTTATAAGAATACTTGGCGTTTAATTTTGATCCTCCATACGTTTCTAAAGTTCCATCATAATAATATAAAGAATCTAAAGGACTAAATACAATTCCTCTTTGTTTTTGTAAAGATTCGTTTCTTATATAGCTAAGACCTTCGTAAATATTTTGGGCATTTTTAGTTATCATGCTCTCAAATTTTTTCATCTTAGCGTTTTTACTTTTTACCCCTTTATCTACTAAATAATTATTTAGTTTTCTATAACATAAACCTTCAGCTTTTTTCTTGGCTTTTAAAATTGACGTTTCATATATTTCGTCTATTCCTTCGGCTGTGCATGTAGTTTCAAAATCACACGTTATTGTTTCGTCTATTGGCGTTACGGAAATTTCTCCGTTAAAGCCTATGTTGGTAGGATTCGTAGACCAAGTTTCAAACTTAAACGGAACTCCCGATGGAATTACTCCATCCCAAATACCAGTATAAACTTCATGTTTTCTTTTGCCTTTAGTTCTTACTGTCCCGCAATCCCAACTAAAGATTTGTCCATCAAGAGGGTCTTGATTTCTTGTTCCAAATGTGAAAGGTTCGGAGTCTGGGTGTCCATCAGCGGTATGTGTGTAATGTAATTTTGTCTCTAAGGTCGTACCTTTTGGAATGTAAACGTGACTAGAAGACACTGAGTAAATATCAACAGAGTTAGACATTCCTCCAAATTTTTGAGTATACGTATTCGAATAAGTCCCCGTATACATATATCCAGTTACACCATTGTATCCAGTTTCAGTTATTGAAGTCCAATGCGTTCCCGTAGACAAATATTCTCCTGATCCAGTATAAACTTTAACAGTAGTTGGGGTGGCAAAGATAATTGTTTCGCCTGAAGGTATTAGTCCGTGACCAACTTTATGTTCAGCGAAATTTCCAGTTTTAATAACTAAAATATCATTTATATTAAAAACACTTTCAGTGACTTTTAATTTAACATCATAATTATATGGACCAAAATTTGTAGAATCTATATATCTTCTATTGTAGTAATTTTCTCCCTGCCCCTGAAGAGCGAAATGATAATTCTGAGCCCTTTTAATTACTTTATCAATTTCTCTTTTAACAAATCTATCTTCGTGCTTATATCTATCTAGGTTTTCAAGTACAAACCTTTTTACGCTTCCAGCGATAACCGCAAAAACGTTTTTAATTTTAACTGATTGAGAAACTTTAGTTTTAAATATTTTAGTAGTTTTATCAGGAATATATTGTACTACTGTAGCGTCATCTATAGGTCTTTCAAAATAATAACCTTCTACATTATCGATCTTTTTATTAAATTCTGCAAAACTGATATCCCTATCATTATCATCAATAAACTTAGTAGCTTTTATTGATCCATCATCATAAATTTTTACTTTGCCATCTTTCCCCAATTTTCGGTGAGGCGGCTCTGGGTGAGAGACTCTCCTAGACAAATACTTACTTTCTCGTCTTTCAGGCATACTTATTTAAATACACTATAATCTCTTATTTTTCAAAGTAAAGATATAAAAAAACCCCGCCAAATGGCGGGGCTTGAATTTTTTTATTTCGTGACTTAAGCAGTACCAAATACGATACCGGAAATGGCACGAGCATCGATACAAACGCGGCCCTCTTCCAAGAATCCGTAAAAACCGGTCTTGTCAGAACGAGCGACAAACTGATCGTCAGGAAGAACGCTAAACGTACCACCACTGTCAGCTTGACGGGCAACTGCGCGAACGAAAGCTTCCTTAGACAAGTCAAGGCCGATGGCCAATTCGTGACTAGAGGAGTCGTCAAAAGAACTACCGCCGGAAAGATTAATTCCAGAGGCCATTTCTTCGAACAATTTGTTATACTTACGTCCAACACCTAATTCGGTCATATCAGTAATTCTGATACCGAAGATTTCACTCGCACCAGCGGCACGATAAATATCTTCTTTAACACCATCAGGCAAAGCTTGTGTGCCTTGCGGTTTACTATCAGTAGAAAGAGGGTTATAAGCCATTCTTCTGATCTTACCCTTTTGCTCGGGACTAACAAATAAGTCAGTCACGCCAAACGAATCATGGTTAGAGGCAGTACCACCAGCCCACGATTGATTAATTCTTCTCATGAGAATCATTAAGCTATTTAAGTTCTCAAGAGTAAGCCCATCACTAATATCACCTTGAACGATGTGGCTATCCGTAGGATTACCAGCGTCGTTAACGTGAGAAGTACTAGCCTTAGCTAAAGCTGTTAAGATGACCGCCCAAGCGTTTCTCTCTTGCTTAACAAGTACCTCTTGGGACATTCTCTCAAGAGCCTTGCTCACAACGTCTAAACGGGACTTACGAGCGTATTTCTTAAGGAAGCTAACAGCACTGTCCAAACGGTAGGTGGAGATTTTCATCTCTTTAACACCTTCGACCAATGAGGTCGGAAGGCCACCAGCCATAGTTTGGGACCATACGTTAACGTAGCCTTCACCCTCGTTATAGTACAAATCTAACGGATACGAAGGAGAATCATCCTCATCGTATTCTGCGTCAGCGTAAATCATTCCAGCCGTAGAGGCTTGTTGAATAACTTTTTGAACAATAGGTCCGATAAAAGCTGCAAATGCTTCCTGAGCTTCTTGAGAAACAGATTTGTTCTTGGAGCCAATAGCTTTAATAAGCTCAACCTGCTCCGGGGTGTGTTTTAATTTTAACTTCATATCTATATTCTCCTAATTATTAAAGTTCAAGTTTGAGTAGTACGTCGCCATTAGCAGCAGTGCCGCCAAGGAACTTACCAACTGATACTGCTAATCCCTCTTCACCAGCAGGGAGAGCACCGATTGCACCATTGTCTAGCGAATAAGCTTTCACTCCTGCTAGGGCCAAGGATGGGTTTGTCACGCCGTTAACTAAGAAGATACCGTCAGTAACAACAGGCAAAGCCTGTCCGCTCAAAACAGTCTGCATCTCAGCAGCTTTACGTGGGTTAAAAATCAACTTTTCACCGTTTTCGTCAACTTCAGCAACGTCATAAAGTGCCATGCCCAACACTTCTGCATCTCCACTGTTGCTAAGAGCAACTCTGGATTTGAGAGCGTGTCTATCACTGACAGCATTGCTTAAGCCTAGGTTGGAGATCATAGACTCTGTTTTAAAAGTCTGATCAGCCGCCCAGCCTTGAGTGCTATCAAGTTTGACAATTGCACCACGAGTTAGAGAAGTTCCGTCATAACAGAACAAGTTGATTACATCGTGTTCACTGTAATCTCTGAATGGTCTTAATGTTGCCATAATATTATGTTTCCTTTAATTAATGTTTAAAACTTTTTAATGTTAATGTCGAAATTATCGATGCTAAAAGCATCTTTGTATTTTTCCATAATGGTTGGTTCTTCAGCAGTTTGGGAATTAGGAATGTTTTGTTCTTCTCCCGCAACTACGTTCTCCAATACTTCTTCTGGTGTTGATTCTTCTGCTTTAGTCTCAACCTTTTCTTCGAGTTTTTGCTCGGGTTGCTCCTTGGGTTGTTCAGAAGCCAAAACTTCAACAACCTTTTCTTCCTTTTGGGAAGCTTCAACCTGATTGCTCTTTTTCTTGTGGTCAAGTAAAACAGACATCTTATCTCTGTAAGATTCAAAAGAGTCGCTGTCCATATCTTTGATATCTGCAGCAAGAATTTTTCTGTCTTCTTCAGTTAAAGCGTACTCTTCGTCCAGAGAGGCCATAAATCTAGAAAATCTCTCAAGAGATTCTCTCGCGGCCTTCTCTTGCTCAAGGTCACTCAGACTATTCTTAACGTCTTCTAATTGAGACAGAATGCCGTCATGTTCTTTAGTTAAAGATTCATACTTTTCGTTAGCAGCCTTAAGGTTGTCTTCGCTCTTCTGCTTATCTGTAACATATTCATCAGAAGCCTTCTTTAACTCCTCCTGAATAAAGTCATTAATAGCAGTAGCGGACAGTTCCTTCATAGACTCGTCCGTGATATCTGATATTTTATTAATTTTCATAACATTCCTATGATTAGTATCTACATTTATTTCATTATTTTGAGAAATTAATTCTGTACTTTTTTCTAAAATTTCATTTCCCTCTAGATTTGGTTCTTTTTGTTCAGTTTTTTGATTTTTAACAGTTTCTTCTGTTGCTACCCCTTTTACATCGGCAGCGGGGGTTTCAGTTAAGCCAATTCCCAAGGGAACTACGCTTCCAATAACCTGTCTATAAACTTTTTTATCATCTTCAGTTTTACCAGAGCCGCCTAATGATCTAAGGTACTGACTCATTTCTTCGACTTGATTTTCGTCTTTAATATAAGCGGCATTTTCTAAATTTCTCTCATCTTCTTCTAGAAGAACTAAATTGTATTCACTAAATCCTAACTCCCAACTAGCGGAAATTTTTAAATAATTTTCATTCGTTGGATCACTCGAATCCTCAATTAAATTGGCGAGTTCATTATTCGCAACCCTCCATATTACCCCACCTAACGTAACATTAAAAGGGGTATTTTTATCTTTTATGTCTTCTTCTTTCAAAGGGGTATCTGTACCAAATTCGGAAAATCCAGCGTTTAGAATAACTCCAATGACTCTTTCTCTATTATGCTCAATATTAATTGGCTTATTAATAAAACTCTTGTAAATCTCTAAAGCTGTAGATGTGTTGATAACGTCATCATTTCTGTTAACTCTATTAGCGACAAAAGCGTTAAAAGCTACCGGCAACAGATCAATTTCTTTATCTGTATCTATGTCTGGGACAAAACCTCCAATATCAGTTAAACTGGCTAGAGCTAGGTATTTATCTTTTTCTTCTGGAACTAATGGTTTAATTTCAGAGCTAAAAATCGTAGTATGTTTAAAGTCTTTCATATTTTAACTAATTCTTGTTTCGTTTATTTGCTTGAGAGACTTGTGCTTCTCTGAATATAATAGCAAACGGTTGCGTTCATAGAGTCGGTCCCCATCCAAAGAGCTTTATTTTCGCCTAGCATAATCGGGGTAACAAAGTTAGAAACTCCCTCATCGGGGAAATAAAATAAAACGTCAGAATCTTTACTGGAATCGTCCCCTTCGTGAAAACTTTGTCCGCCTGAACCCGTAGCACTAAGAAGAACGTCTGTAATGACAATATGATGCCCCGCTCCCGGTTGAGTTATCATAGCGGCGGAATTATTATTATGACTTTTTACTTTCTGAGGGGCTACCTGACCTGTAGTTTTATAATCCTTCATAACTTTGTTCTATTTATTACACTTAAAAATAAAAATTACTCTTTCAATTATACACTTAATAAAAAATAAAACAAAAAAAAACCCTACCTAAAAGGTAGGGCTTGGATAATGTAACTATGACAATGAGTGCTACTTCAGTTTATCCATAAGCATGGAAACGCCGACTAAAACGATTCCATAACCAAGAACTTCTACTCCTCCCATCCAACCGTTTACATGATTAAGACCTAGAACAACTAAAAGCCAAGGTAATCTTCCAGAATGAGTATTTAAATCTAATAATTCTTTCATATTACTTTACCTCCACGTTGGTTTCTTCAGGTTTAGCTAGTTCAGCGTTTACTTCTGGAAATGTTACTCCAACTTTTGCCAGAGGAACAGTTACTTCTACGCCGTTCTTAATGGAAAGTCCCAAAAGGGCATCTTTATTTGCCTTAGTCCCAACAGTAGCAGTGGGTCTAGGTAGTGTGGTAGTAGTTGAACAGGCAGAAGCCATAACTACTAGCGTACTTAATACAATTAGTTTTTTCATAATATATTATCTGGCATTGCCAGTGGAATAAGTATGTGACTCTTCAAACGAAAAAGCAAGATGAAATTTAATCTAAAAGATTAGGATAAAAACATTCAAAATCTTCGTGATACTTTCTTTTAATTTCTCTTGTTATTTTTTCATCTATTTTGCTTGAGCATACAAGAGGGTCTTTTGATTCGTTATATTTTTTTAAAGGCATATTCGGTAACCTAAATAGTCCGCAAATATACCCAAAGTCTTTACCTAAACTTTCTTGTTTTCCAATAAAGTCTAATTCAATTCTATTTTTATCTGAAACAAAACTATCTTTAACATCTTTTGATATTAGCGAACTTAACATGCTAGGCCCGGTCTCTTCTGAAAAAACAAATTCCTCAAAAGTCATAGAGCAGATAGATTCTTTTTTCTTTATGTCAAAAAGACCCTTGGTATGATGCCACCAATTATATAAAGATGTTATTCGGTCTATTGGATTTCTTACAAACGTAAAAGTAAAATAATTATTCCATCTTTTTTCTGTAGCAAAAGATTTTATTTCCATAGCGGTACTATGTTTTGAAATTTCATTATTACCTTCTGGAGCGTCTGGGTGTCCCCCAAAGAATTGATCGTACTCATCGCAATACGGGTACAAAGCCCTTTTTATTGAAGTCCCCGCACATTTAGGGAGGTGAATAAAAATAAATTTACGTTTGTGATTTATAATCATAATAAGCTTTTTTTAACTTTTTGGAAAAATTAAAACGACAATTGTATACCCTTTGATTAGAGAATCCAATAATCTGTTTTAATAACCTTTGTGTCGCAACCTCTAAACTTTTGGGATTAAAAGCGTTATCTTCGTATCTTCTGTGTAGTTTAGATATTGCGTCTTCAAAACTTTTCACGCAATAATGATTTAAGACAAAATAAGGACTGTCTACTACGTAATTTAATTGCGAGGAATTTAACTCAACTCGATTATAGTTAGCGTCTACGCCACTATCAGTTAAAAAATGATTCTTTTTGAAGATGGAATTTACTTTTTTGCAATTTATAATTGTTTTAATTGTTGTACCTTGATTGTGACTTTTGTAATGATCAAAAATTACTCCTCCCGTTGGAGTTTTCGCTTTTCCGCTTGGGGAAAAATTCCTCCACTGTAAAACTAAACTTTTTTCTTCTTCAACTTCTGATAAATATTTTTTTATAGACTTATCCCTTAGCGGAAAGATAAATTCATCATCGTCAATGAAAGCCATCCAATCTGACTCGTTTTTATATTTATCGTATATGTCCGCATACATTGAGGGTTTATATCCAAACCGAGGAGTTATTTGAACATCGTTCGGTGAAGCATTTTTCTTTAATCCTACGAGTGTAATTTTTTTTTCAAAATTTAATTTGTTGATTAAAGTAATGTTATTCTTATACTTTTCTAAGACGTTTTCGACTTTAACTTTTCCATCATCGTCAAAAATATAAAAATGGTCAACGCCAATAAATTTGTGCCATAAAAACCATTCAAGTAACTCTCTGGAAGAGTAGCTTTTAATGCAACTAACTATTGACAAATTAAAACTCATAATTAAAATATTTTAAATCTTCTTTGTAAAGCTCTTCTGCAATTTTTTTACTTACGGGATTATAATAGTGTCTATAATGTTCCCGCTTTTTTCCACTGCGGTCTTCGGCTGTGTTTTCTTTTCCCAATTTGTATTGTGGGACATCCCATTCCTTTAGTAGGTTATAAAAATCTTCATCTAAATTTTCGTACCTTAATAGCTTCTGAACTCTAATGTTGTTATTATAGTCGCTAATCCACTCTAATTGAGTTCTGTATCTATGCTTGTTAAATTCTGTATACTCTTCATTTTTTATTTTTTTTATAAAAAGCTCAAAAGAGTGCTTTTTGTAACCGCCCCAAAGATACAAAGATACTAGTCTATCGTATGGATTTCTTATTACCGCAAACGTTCTGTAAGTGTTTAAGTCTTCCTCTGTTACAGGATCACAAGTGGCTTTCCAAATTGAACCGTCTTCAGGATCGAATCCTTTTGCGGTAAAATTTCTTACGCTATGGTGTCTACCTTTAGCGGAGACTTTTGGAAAGTTTTTTCTAAATCCCCTAGAGATAGAAGACCCAGCGTTTTTGCAAATATCTATAAATAAAATGTTAAATTCTTTACAACGCATTATAAAAATCTTTTTTCTGGATTAAGTTTAACCACTCTACTCGATGTTTCTCTAAATCTTCCCAACATAAATTATTATAATCTTTGTTAATGTTTATCGTAGATTGAAAACCCTTGGTAATGACTCCACATCCTGAATCAGTATCAACCACGAACATTTTTAAGTCGGGTCTTTCCTGCCTAAGCTTCACCCACGCTTTCCAGCAATCACCCGTCCAGCTATTTATTTCTGGTGGGCTTCCTTCAGGTCTTTGCACCTCTTCTTTTGCTGGATTAATATCGTGACATATTATATACCCCTTTTCATTTAAAAATTTTAAAGAGTTAAGAACGTCCCTTCTAACTTGATAGTCTCGATGCAAACCATCAATAAAAACAATATCAAAATTTTTTATATTTTGTTCGAAAAATTCGTCAGATGTTCCTTTAAATACTTTTGCTCCTGATGGTAAAAATTCAGGGGTTAAAAATTTTTCGCGTGGCTCAACTACGGTTTTTGAGGGGCAAGAAATCTTTTTAAAGTTTATGCCTTTTCCCCAACCAATTTCTAAATATTCCTTAGCTTCAGAAGCTTCAATGAGATGATTAATTATTTCCCATCTTTTCATAATCTACTCCCTTTCGCATTTATTAAACTTTGTTCGATTTTGTATGGAAAGAATGTAAAAGCGTGTCTTTCTTTAGGGGCGTACAAAGCTCCAGACTCTTGCCCTAAATCATTATACAAAATTGTTTTAGCTATTCTCCAATCACTCGGTTTGCCTTGCCTTTTCATTTCTTCACATTGCCATTTTAAAAATTGTTGCATATTAAATTGTCTTAAAAGAGATGAATTTACCCACCACATATTAATTGTTGTACCGTATACTGGGGCAAATTGTTCTCCTTTTTTTGGCCCAATCCAGTTGTACTTTTTCAATTTTTGAACACACCATTCCCAATCTAAAACAAATTCTTTTACCACCCTTAATGCATTTTTTGTTTCAAACGTCATTTCATCATTTTTAACTTCATCACACCTCTTGTTTGTTTGTCTGGATATACATTGAGAAGATGCCCCCTTAGAATGCAGACATAAATATTTTACTTCTTCGTTTTGATTTTTTTTAGCGTCATCAGCGATTTTTAAAATAGTTTCTGCTTCCCCTAGTTGTATCTCAAAACGTTCCCCTCCGTCTTCTTTTTTTGTATACTTTAATCCCACTTTATGTACTGTGCGATTTATTCCAAATGGTGGGTCTTTATAAAAATTTCTATTGTAAACTTTTATTTTTTTGTAAGCATGGCACATGTCAATGGCTTTTTGTAAATCTTCTTTCTCTTTCCAGATTACATATACTTTCATTACCTCTATTGAATCATAAAGTTTAGACTCAACAATTGATTCTAGATGAGATTGAAAAATGTCTTTCCAATAATTCTCCGTGAAAAGATGGTAAAAAATTTTTATCTTCATAAAGATTGATATATAGAAGTTTTTTTAAATGATTCTCGAAAATATTCTTGAGTAAGCTTTTTTCTCACTTCCCAATTTAATAAATATTCGTGAGTTTCTTTAACCAGCTTAAAATCTAAAGCTTTTTTGGCGGCTTCTTCTAACGTGCTAAAATAAAAAGGGTACTCTTTCCCTAAGTACTCTTCTGTTGCTGGTATTTTATTAATTAAAATCGGCGTAGCTCTAGCAATTGATTCTATAACTGCGTTGTTCGCACTTGAATCATATAGGTCTAAAAATACTAAATTTTCAGAAAGCATTTCGTCATACATATGATCGTCCAACCTTCTGAAAGTCTTAGTGTTTAATTTGTAGTCTTTTAAATTCTCCTCTTCAAAATTTAATTTTAATTCTTTTTTTTCTATATTTAATATTTGATTAATTATACCTATGGGATTTTTATTATCGTAAGGGAGTAGTCTTATCTTCGTATAACCAGAGTCATCATTTAACGGTAATAAAAAGATAGAGTTTAATTTTCTTAACCAATACCCAATATTAATAATTTTTTTATTTTTATTACTTTTAAATTTTTCGTAGTTAAAAGTTAAATCGGGGATTAAAGTTGGGTGAATTAAATTACAGGTATTTATCTTTGTGTTTTTGTATATATAATCTGACAAATATTTAGATAAAGTAAAAATCCCCTTACAATTAGAAAGACTTTCTTTAAATTCTTTTTTATCTAGTAGTGATTTTGTAGAATATGTTTTGCTAAAAAAATGAGAAGGATTAATAACTGGATTATGGATAAAGCCGACCCAAGGCTCTTCGTAAGGAATAATCTTTTTATTTATAGAAGCTTTATACTCCCAACTGAAGCACCTTTCTAAGAACCCATCAAAAAAAACCCCTTTTGGATTATGTAAGGGGGTTAAAGCGTCTACGGCGTATTCCCAACCGCTTCGATGATTAGAAAATATTGGTTGTTGATTTAGGTTTATTTTTCCTAAATTAGAACCATCGTTTTCAGAAAAAACTTTATCATATCTAGACCAATCATCATTGCCTACAGATATAGTTTTTGGCATTACTCTTGAGAAGCATCTTCTTTTTCTACTTTGTTTAACTCGGTGAGAACAATATTAATAGCTTCTTCTACAGCCTTATGCTCTTCCCAATTTAATTTAACTTGCCTAGTTAAACCTACGATTAGATTAAAGGCGTTTTCAACTGACATTTTTGGCTTTTCCATTTCCAATATTTATACCAATATTAAGTATTGAAATCAAGAGTTTTCTGTGCTTTTCAAGTTTTCGACTTCAACCTTTAAGGCTTCACATTCTACCGAAAGCTCTTGAACAGCTTTAACTAAGGGAGCAATAAATTGATTATAATCTAGCCCGTATTCTGCAGGTTTATCGGGGTCTTTGATGCTGGTGTCTTTATATCCACCAAAGTCATTTACATTTAAATCATCTATAGCTTGTTTTACGTCTTGAGCTACTAAACCATAGTGAGTTCTATTGAACGTATAATCTTTTGTGTGAGATGCGCCATCCCGTTTCGAAACGCTTGTAGAAGTATAGTTTTTCCACTTATACTTAACTGGGTTTAACTTTTTGATAAATTCTAACCCTAAGTCACTTTCAAATATGTCTTGCTTTTGATTTCTGTCGGAATATTGGGTTAAGCTTTGACAACGGAGTGTTCCATTAATGTCACAAGCGTAAGTATTAGTAACACTTCCCTTGTTTATTCCAAGGTGGCCATCTCCGGTCAAAACCATACAGTCACCACCAGAGTCACTTCTATACCAATAAATGCTTTGGTCGGTTGTTCCCGTGGTATAGTAATACCACCAAGTTTGCCAATCTGCTCCGGTACGGCCACCGCTATTAAAGGCATTGTTTATTGTGATCCATTGATCAGTATTATTATATGCGTATGTAATTCCTTTATGATAAGAATCTCCCTTAACGACGAGTTTTTCCGCACTAGTAATTAAAGAGTCGGTTGTCGCAGGGTCTTCATTAATCCATAAAGCTCCAGTATTATTGAATACAAATTTAGTATTTGCGGCATCTTTACTGGTGCTTATTAGAAGTTTACCTCCATCTCCCCTTAATACCCCCGTAGCATTAGCACCCACATACCAAGCTTGACCACCAGTTGCAGAATTTTTTAACACTAATTGCCAAGTCGCGTCATCTCTTACGATTAGTGCTTGTTCAGCCACAGCATTGTCACCAATTGTTACTCTAGCTTTTGTGCCGTCAGAATCATTATAGTAAATACCCGTATAAGCTGTTGAGCCAATTGTGCTGCTTACATCTGTCCATTGCGATGATGCGCCTAAGTCATTATTAAAGCCTGATAAGCTGATATTTGATTGCGTGTTGTCAATCCAAGAAGGTTTTGTGTCTCCAGTAACGCCGACTTTACTCCATCCAAGATTTCCTCCAAAGTTACCCACTTGAACATTACTTTGAGTTCCATCTAACCATGATGGTTCTCCAGTTATTCGATCCCACAAAACATAACCATCACTATTAATAACAGTCGAATCAGTCGTTCCTACTCTATGAATTATTCCACCGCCTTTAAAATAAACGTTTCCGTTAACGATTAATTTTTCGTTTGATGCTGGAGTGACTCCAACTCCTAAACCGTTTGCATTTAAAACCGCCTTTTCAGAATTTGCTAATCTAAAAGATATATTTCCATCAGCTTCCGTATCAAGCTGCAGAGTGGTAGACTGCCCTACTACTTTGTTATCGACCATTAAAGTTCCAGCTACATGAAGCTTATGGTCGGATTTTACTTTTCCAATTCCTACGTTTCCGCCTTTACGAATATTTAATCCATCACTTCCGATAGTATCGCCTTGGTGGTAAATACTTAACTCTTCGTCTCCACTTGTTGTGTCATGAATATATCCAAGCACTACATTACCACTTGCGTCCTTGCCGACTCTTATTGAGGTTGTAACGCCATCTGACGCGCTGGAAGGGTTAGTAAATGAAGCTACCAATTTATTCTCGTCTGCATTGTGCCTAACGTCTAAATGAGCTAATGGCGTCTCAGAATGACCAAGTGCCATCGGGTGCAAAAATATCGCGGGGTTAATATCTCTTAATCTTATTGGCATAATTTGTTCCTTTTTCCTTTTTTAAAAATACACTTAATACTGTACTACTACTCCAATATTTAAAAAATTTGGGCTAGTTGAGTTATCGTATTTACCATCGGTACTGGGGTATGTACCAGCAGAACCCACACCATACGTACTGCTTCCATAACTAATATAGTTGCCGTACTCATCAGTAATCCCAATCTGAGATTGGTCGGCGTCTCCACTTATAAAAATCCCCTCTAAATTATTGTCTAAATCCATATTAACAAGCCAAGAAGTTGAAGTTCCTTTGTTCTTACCTATGGCCGCCTCTGATGAAGTAGATACTAAACTAGCATTTACTATATCGTACTGAATGATAACGTTTCCGTCTTTTTTTAATTTTAAAGTAATGTCGTAATTTGATTTCTCTTCAGTTGACGAAGATAAATGACCTGAATTTCCTATATCCGCTAAATAACTAACTTCGACATTCGCTATTGATGGCCATTTTGGGGCTCTATCATCATAGCCTTTACTAGTTAAATAAGATATTGGAGTTCTGTCTATGTTAGCTCCGAATGAAAATGATTGAACTTTATCATTGTGATAAGTGGGGGTACTTTCAGTTACTGCCCCCTTCTTAGTAATATCAATTGACACATCTCCATTTCTAAATATTAAAGCTTGAAGAAGGTCTTTATTATCACTTTCTTTAAATCTTTTAGGTATTATAAAATTTTCCCCACTGTGAATTGTGGTAGCAGTCTTAGGTTCAAATACCGGAACCCCTATCCCACTGCCAGAAGGGAAAAATGAAGCAGAATCGCCCACTAAACTGAAATTGCAAGTCCCCATTTCTCCAACGCTCATCGAAAAATCGTAACTAGTTAAAAAGCAATTTTGAAAACATAAAACGTCATAATGCGGACTTTTGTAATCACTCATTAAGGGTAAATCCCCTAAATCGTAATCTAAGTCTATATCATTAATATAACTTTCATTTGAATCTCTAATACTTTCTTCGCCTTGATTAGTTACTAGATAATAATTTCTCGCATCATAGTTTCTTGATGCGTCGGCAAATTTACTTAAAAAATTTTTTCTAGGAGAAGCTTCATCTTGTTGAATGTAAAAACCAATTCTTTTTTCATTTTCTATACCGTGAACCATGTAGGTCAACTGCAGTTGTATTTCCGGTGGAGCCAATCTTTGAGTATCAATTATGCTTTTGCTTCCTATAAGAGATGTATTTTCTACAGGTGTGCTTATACTATAATTTGCAGACTGTATTCGATTTAGCCTTTTTAAAATTTGATGATTGGGAATAAAATTAAAAGCTGGGTCATCGTTTGCTTTGTCAGAGCCCACGAAGACCTCTTCAGCATTATATATAATTCTATTAATCTGGCGGGGGGGATGTGGCATCTTATTTACTACTCGCTAAAAGAATTCCTGCTAAATATGGATTTACTTGATGCTCACAGGCTATAGAAGTGACTTGCTCAACTCTTTCTAAATTTTTATCTTCAGGTTTATCAATATAAGCTTTTACTTTTTTAGCCCAATTTTCGGGCTCTTCGTTTATTATGATTAACTCTGTAATACTTTCGACTATCGAAATTTGAGCTTCAGTTAACTCTTTTACTTTGTGCTTTCTTTTCAAGGAGGATTCTACTTTTGAACTCAATTTTTGAGCTAAAGTCATATTTTCTACCACCCTGTTAAAAACAAATTTATCTTCTTTAGCGGCTCGTTCTCCAATCGGAGTAACTTTTTTAGTGGTTTGGGGGGCTGAAGTCCCCGCTGGTCTTCCAACTGGATTTGAGTTAATTTTTTCTTCCTGTTGCTCGTGACTTATTTGAGCCAATTCTTTCTGAGTGTTTGGTCCACCAGTAATTGGTTCGTATAAACCGTCATCTCTATAGTTCTTGAATTTCTCTTGAGACATTTTAGAGCTTTCTGCGTCAGGTAATCTTCCAGTATCGATAGCTTCAATTCCTTCTTCTGGAGTAAGAACACCATATTGAATTAATTGAGCCATAATTCGGTTCCATAAAACGTCATCTTTTAAATCAATGTTGTCGAAGTGGGGAACTGGAAACCCTTTAAACCCAAGCATTTTTGAAATCTTTTTCATTTCTGGTAAAAGAAATTGATTAATAAAAGATTCTCTAGCTTGGTTTAGTCTAGCGACAAATACATTTAATTTTACAGATTGATTAGCGAACTTTTCAGAACCAAATAAAACATTATTTAACCCATTCAAGATATCTCTATCAACTACTTCATATTTTTTAGGGTCTAATAAGTCCGCAATTCTAGGAATTACAAATTCCGCTTTAGTCGTATAATCAGCGATAAGAACTCTTCCAACTGATTGGTTTTCAAAAAGCTGCTGCATCGCTTGTAAATTTTGCTGATTGATTCCACCTTTTTCTGGTTCTGCCCCCATAGTCACAAGAAGGATTGCTTGTTGCATTGTCCTTGCTATACCCATATCCATCTTTTTAAGTTCGGCTTTCCAGTTAATGTCATCCATTACTGGGTATCCCATAGGAACAGCAAACGGTTCATAATCTTGCCGTTTATAAAATACGGTACTTATTTTATCCTCTTCTAAAGGTAAAGATACGATATTAGCTTTTTGCTTTATTTGTATCTTTGCCGTTTTAGGTAGAGCCTCGAAAAGCTTTTTGTCCTCTTCGGTTTGTGGATTCCTAAGCCTTTGAAGTTCGTGAACGTTAAGAATTTTAAAATACTTACCAACCATGTAGCCGGTATTTCCTCCGTATTGTATATCTGCGGGATTAAGAATTGAATACTTTAAAGGGAAGTCTAAATTATCCTTAGCATAAAGCTGCGTAATTTTTTTTATCTCTCCTTTATTCATTTTCCCAAAATAGGTATAAATAAATACATTCCCTGAACGATAATATTCTCTAAAAAACTTATCTTGAAAATCCCATAAATTTATTTTATCAAAAAAAGCATAAAAGAAATCTCTAGACTTTTTAGTTCCACCCTTTAAATAGATATTGTTAACTGAAAATTCAGTCATTAAATCAATAGTGTTCCTAAAAGAAGCAAAGTTGTAATAAGCTTTTTGGCACAAAATGACCGTGTCTTTAACGTCAATATTAGAAGTGTTACCGTATCCTCCTGCAGAATACTTAAAAGGGATCATCCCTTGGTCAATATTTGTAAACCTATTAGTTCTCTCAATATAAGAAGCCGCATTTCTCCTCGTTCTTGTGCCGTCTCCTGCAGAAGCGGTAGCTTCCTCTAAAGAGGCCATTAGTGGCGTAGCGTTAGCAGGGCTTTTCCTCCTTCTCGTAGTTTTTTTAGGTTCGATAGAACCACTTGTTTCGTTTTCAGAAATTTTATTCGTTTTATCGCCTTTTTTCATGATTCTATTTTATTTACACAAATTAAATTAACTTAGGAATAAATGTAGCCACTTCTTCATTAGGGGCAGATATCATATCGTAATAACATTTTACCCCCCAATTTGCCAACATTAAAGTCGTATAATTATCTTTTCTAGCTCTATTTGCGCTTGTTGAGCGTTTTAAGTGTTGTGGAAGGTCAAACGTCTGAGTCCCTTTAGCGGTGCTTTTAACCTCTACTAAAGCGCATTGTTTTTTTGTTTGGTGAATTAAAGCGTCTTGAGTTTCTATAAATTCTAAAATTGAGTCTTCTGAAATTAATTTTAAATTAACTTTTTTGGAAGAATATTTATTAAAAGCTCCATTATTGGCGGTTACCCTTGAGGCAAACCAAATTCTCTTATGGTCAATGTTAGCCTGTAAATGTTCGTTGGCTATTCTAATAAAGTTGGTTGTAAAAACTTGTTTAAAACAAATAGCCCCATTGCTTACATTATATTGCCTTCTAGCTTTTTTAATCATTAACTCATAGTCTATACCTTCTGCATCACTATTAAAGTCTATGAAAGATAATTTATTTTTAAATTTGTCAGATTCATTACAGCTATCTATGAATTGGTAACCGGCATTATCGATCACTACTAGCTCTATATTAAAATTGGAAATTACATGTTCCATATAGTTCATGTGATCTTTTAAATCCCCTCCCGCCACAGCGTAATTATGAACTAATGTTCCAGTTTGAGTTTCGTCGTCTAATTCAATTATAGCCATAGCAAAATAATCTGAAGCGGGGCTATTACTAAAGCTTGGGTCAATTCCAAGTATATATTTTTTATCTGAGTCTCCAACTATTTTTGCGGTAGGGGAATCTCCATCTTCTATAGTACATTCATGCATTTTCTTTGCACTAAAATAACTATCACTTCCATCGGTAAATTCAGCGCAATACTCCCTCCTAAACATGGCGTCCGAAGTTCCTCCAGCTTGAGCTTCTTCAATAATTGTATTATCAATCATGTGCTCTGGGATAGCGTCCCAAGCTAATTGAGAAATAAAATATTTACTTTCAGAATTCATCTCTTTAGAATAAATATTAGTAGTCCAATCTTTATAAGTCTTATATAGATTTTCAAATGTATAACTAGCAGAAGAAAGAGCTATCATTTTAGAGTTATTTTCAAAGACCATTCTATCCTCCTCTTTCATATCTCCACTTTTAATTAGCTGATCTTCCATCTCTCTAATTTCAATTCTCTGTTTCATGTCTTGTGGTGCTACCAAGAAGGGCATGAGAATTGTCTTAATTGTTTCTTCGGGGAGGAGCAAATACTCGTCAAGGACTAATACATTAGCGCGAAAACCACGAATCTTTTCTCCAGAGAGGGGAATCGCGGTTATAGACCCTCCATTAATTATCCACTCATACTGATCGTTTCTTTTAGATTTTGCTCCGAAGCATTGAGCTAATAATCTAGCCCCTTCTGTATCAACGATTTTCTCTAAATTATTAAAAATAAACCTAGCAGTTCTAAATGTTGGACCAGCGATAAGTATCTTTGTTCCCGGTTCAAATATGCATTGTAAAAAGCAAAATATAGAAGCTATAAAAGTCTTGCCAACGCCACGACCCCAAACGCACATGGAAAAGTTTCTATTCATCATCGCTTTCAAGGTGACCTCCTGAAAGGGCGCGAGTTTAATTCCGGAAATTAACTCTGTAGTTAATCCGGGGTTAGCGTATAGGAATTTGGCTAAAGAAATTTTAGCCTCTTTATTGTTAAGGTCGCCCTTTAGTTTTAGAAGCTCTTCATTGACGTTTTTAAAATCGTCATTATATTTTTCAGGCGCATACCACATTATAATAATTTAGTGTCGTAAGCGTATTGTAAATCTATATCTTTAAATACGCATCCAGAAGTAAATATTTTTTCTATTACTCTGACGGACTCTTTTCTATCTTCTACAAACAAAAATTGGAACTTTTTATAGGTTTGCATTAACTCTCTTACATTATAAAAAATATATTCTGGAGTTACTTTTAGGGTAGACATTTTCTTTTTTATTTCACTTAAGTAATTAAATGATTTACAATCATTTAAATTTCTTTCGACAACTACGATTAAATAGCAATCCTCAATTAAAGCTCTTTCTATTTCATTTTTAAATCTTTCATATCCACCGCTCAAGGTTCCTATGAAATCATTTAAAGATTTCCTTTCGATGTAACAATTGCAACTTAATTCTGAATCGCTAAACGCATAGTCTCCGAACGGCAAGGTAGCCACTTCGATAAAAAAATTAAAGTCTAAAGGCTTTTGTTCTCTCGTATCAACGAGAATGGAATATTCGTCATGTTTATATTTTGAGCCTCTGATTATTTTCTCTTTTGGTAAAAATTTGAACTTATTGTCAAAGCCAAGCTCTTCAGCCAAAGAGTAATAATCCTTAAATAAATTATTATAGTATTGTATTGGGGGAGCGACGATAGTTCTAAGTTCTATTTGTGATGGTAAAAATTTTAAATTTTTTTTACTTTTTCTTTTAGTTAAAATACTTTTTATATACTTTTTAGCTTCATCTTCTGGCTGAGCTTTAAGCCACTTCTTCATATTAATTTTATTATTAAAGTCTGCGCTCAAATATTGATCTTTATTTTTGAAATTTATAAACTCATTAGTATATAAATCTTTCCTTGGGAACTGATTATAATAATAATCTTTTACGGTGAGCTTATGAGCCTTAATATGAGCGTGTAGACCACGATCATTTTTAAATTCTTTTTCGCAAATTTCGCATTTAGCCATTTAACACCTCGTCTTCACTAATTCCGAGGATTCTAGCTTTTACTTCATCTAAAGTCGATAGTCTTTCCACTTCTTCTTTTACGGCCTTTTTTCTTATTTCTGCTAGTTGTATCATACTTTTCCTTGATTCTTCCTCCTTCCACATTTGTACTAAGTTTAAAATACTAGCGTTTTCTTTTATTTCTTTTTTTAATTTGTCGCTTCTTTTTTCCTTTAAATCCCCCAATAATTTCTGCTGTCTTCCAACGCATTGATTATACTCTGTTTGAGCCGTTCCAATAGCTTGAACTAACGACATTGAAATTCTTCTTCCCTCAGTATCGTTTGCCGAGTTTTCCAATAAATTTTGTAAATGCTCTATTCGGGCTTGAATGTTGGAAGCGATAATAACTTCTGTAGACAAAATAACATATTGGTCCACCTCTTCTTGAGATAAGTCCCCCTTGTCGTAAGTGTACCTGACAAAGCTGCTTTCAAACAATTCTCTATCTTGCTCTGTTTGTAGGTTGTTGACTTGATGGGAGAATCTATGAGTGCTTAAGTAACCTATGAGACTCGTAACATCCTTTTTTTGTTTTGGGGTGAGCTTCTCATTTTTAATTCCCATAGGAACATATTTATGTATTTTCTCCAGACATTCTTCGAAAGCTTTCGGTGGTTGATATATCCCAGTAGGGACTTCTTGTGGGTCTGAAAATACGGGGGTGTTATTTAAAGTTTTTATATATTCGTTTACTACTCTAGCCTCAGAACTAAGATTAGATAATGTATTATCGGCAAATAATACTCTAGCCATTTCTTGAGCGTTCATCATTGAAGCGTTGTTATCAATAAACTGTTTATGATCTTCAGTTAATTCTATTATTTTTCCTTGGTATTCGTGAGCACCGTGAGCTTTTATTTTTCTAGTCGCTAGAAATGTCTTAACGGCTCTTCCGTACTTACTTCTTCCATCTTTATACTTTTCTTCTATAGCGGGGAAAGCTAAAGACGTTAATTCTTTTATTCCGGGCGGACTGTTTGGTCTTCCATTCCACTCGTTTAGTATTAATTCTTTTTGCTCTTCAGTTAGCTCGATTGAATCGCTCATATATCCACCTCATCATTTTCAATAGCTAGTTTAGCTTTCTTGACGATTGATTTTTTTAAGTTCTTTATTTGTTTATATCCGGGGCTTCGATTTTTTTCAGTTGTTTTAAATCCCATTAAAGAGGCGACTTCTTCTTCGTCTTTGTTCTCTATATATAAAAATTTATAAGCGATCCATTCATTTGGCTTAAGGATTTCACGCATTCTTTCGTGAAGATTACTAGCAGCTTTTTCTATATCAATTGAAACGTTTGAAGACGCAACATATAATTCTTGAGAGTAATGCTCTAGGGGAACTGGCATTTTTGTTTCAAACGCGCTTTTCTTATTCCTTTCCCAATTTTTAAATAAAGGACAGTCATTGCACTGTTTTTTATATATAGCGCAATCGTCGTCTCCTTCTGCGGCAGCACATTTTACGCAGGGTTTAACAAAATTAGAATAATTATTTCTAATCAAATTTTTTATTTGATTAGTTATTATCCTATTTACCCAAGGCGCGAGTTTTCTCTTCTGATTATACAAGTGCCACTTTTTAAAAATATGGAACCTTATAATCTGAGCCACGTCTTCAAAATCCATCCAAGCTAAAATACCGAGATTCCATCTATTTCTCCTCTTATAGATTTCGGTATTTATGAGATCGATTACATCAACAAACTCTTTGTGATCTTTGCTCTTTCTTCCCCTTTTGTTCATTTATTTTTTTTAGGTCTACCTCTTTTTTTGGGAGACCTTCTGGGGGGGGAGCCTGAACTTGAAGCCGTGTTACTTTTTGCAAAAGTGGCGTCTCTGTTGGGATTTTTATTTCCCGCTTCCATTTGATACTCTTCAAATATTTCCTTAGAAGACCTTTCATCTCTGGGTAAATTTAACGAATGATCATACTCGCTAACTTCCGCTTCAGAAAGCTGCTGCAAAGTTTGAGTTCTTGGTCCTTTAGCTTGTATTTCCACGTCAAGACGATCTAAGTCGGGAACTCTCTCTTCACTTTCTTCTATAAACGTCTCTTCTTCAACTTCTACCTCTACTTTTCTTTTTTCAAACTTTCTAACGGGCTTTTGTATAGAGGTTTTAGCGGAAGAAGTTAATTCCCCAAAAGGTTGTCCACATCCTTGGCAAAACTTAGGCTTTTCAAGTGTATACCCACTTGGAGAGCCACAACTTTTGCAATAAATTTTAAGCATTTACATATATACAGTAAAAACTACAAAAAATCAAAAAAAAGTGGACGGAAAGTAAGGGAAAAAATATGGATAAACCGGACTTTAAGTTTAAAAATTCTCAAGAAGTAGAATATTCTGTTTTTCTGAAAAAACCTCGTGAATGCGAAGGGATTTGTTACAATCCAAATGAAAAGGAACCTAAAATGTATATAAACCCTAGAGGGAAAAAAGGTTTACTTAATACTTGCATACATGAATTTACCCACGCATTTTTTTGGGACAAGACAGAAGTTAACGTAACTCAATTTGCGAATGCGGTAAGCAAATTTTTATACCAACAAGGTTGGAGGCAAAATGAAGAACTCAAGCCAAAAAAAAGAACAAGAAAAGTTAAAGCAAAAAATCGAAAAAATTCTTGACGTTTCTTTTAAGCACTGCAAATCAGATTCTGAAGACTCTATAGATTTTCAAAAAATTAATAACTTAGCTTACGAGTGCTTAAAGGTAGTAAACAGGTCACGCCTCTTCGAAGAAGACTCTTAATTTGTCAATGCATCCAATAGTTCATCCAGTTATGGAAGAAGATGAGCTCATTTTTTTTAGTGAGTGCTTAAATAGCTGTGAAACTTATCTAGAGTTTGGAGGAGGCGGCAGTACTTATATGGCTTGTGGAAATATAAGATACAAATTAAACGACGTATTACATTTAAATGATATCAACCCCTTAGCAAATGTATCCCCATATGTGACGGAAGAAAAAAATAGAGTTAAAAAGATATATTCTATAGAGCATGATAAAGAGTGGGTAGAAAGAACTAAGTTTTGTATAGGTGTAGACTTCGGAGAAGAAGTATTAGAAAAACTTGAGATGTATCATGTTCCAATTAACGATACAGACTCTAAATCAACCTACATAAATGAAGATTCCGAAAGAGGTGAAGTGGGCGAAGCTCTAGAGTATGATTGGGGGCACTGTAATAATTCAAAGGGTTTAAGCCATATTAAATATCAATCTTTTATCTATGAAGTAGATAAGAAGGTAGATTTGATTTTAGTAGATGGAAGGTATCGGGCGGCTACAGCTTTAAATTGCATAAAATGGTGTCATTTCAATTCCCCTAATACAAAAATATTAATTCATGATTTCGGCCCAAAGCCGGGGGAAGATCATAATTGGAGACCTCAGTATAATATTGTAGAAAATTTTCTAAATATAGAAAAGAGCGTTCAAAATTTATACCTATTCACTTTAAAGGATTCTAAAAGTTGGACATATAAAGACTTATACGCCGCAATAGAAAGTAGTAAAAACGACCCAACGTAATGCATCATGTATTTATAACTCCTTTAGCTTGGGACTTGTCAGAATATCATTCGGAGCAAGATTTATTAAAAAATATTTATAATAAAAATTACGAACTATATGAAGATCGAATTTTCGATATAGTAAACTATTGGGTTAATAACACTTCTAAATTTTACGAAGAACAAAAGTCTAAAGATACGTTTGAAGTATTTTTATTATACAGCAAAAGGTTTAAAAGTATTTTGGATATGTTTTATTTTCCGAAGTGGGCTAAATTAATCGAATGCTCTAGTGAACAAGTATTCTCTGATAGTTGCATTCATTACTTTGATGAAGATTTTAAAAAAAAATATGAAGGAGTCCCTATATCCATATCGAGAACTGACGCAGATGATTTTTTTTCAAATAACATTTTTAATATAATTTCTCAACATCAAAGGTCTCACGATGATCCTTACTATTTAATAATATACAAAACCTTCAGACAGTACTTAAGATGGAGCGAAGAATACACTGAGGAAATAACTACTTTAGATAATTGGAGTTCTGGCAATGTTACCTTAATTTTAAATCCTTTTTCCGAGGGTCTAACCACCAGTGAAAATGAATTTATTAAAGGCTTAGACTTACTGGCCTTCCACGCAACACTTCCTTCAAGGTGTGTTCATTACGAAGAGTATAGATGCTCCTTTATACAGACGCTTGGGAGCAATTTAGGTAATACTAAATGGACTGAAAAAATTGATAACTACTTTAATTCTTCTAACTTTATAAAAGTGTAAGAAATATTATGCATCATGTATTTTTTACCAGTTTAGCTGAAGACCTTTCAATTAGGCCGGGATGGAATGGGTCAAGGTTAGACGAAATCCTTCGTTCTACTTATATACGTTATGAATCTGAAGAAGATAGATTGTATGACACTATAGATTATTACGTAAAAAAATGTTGCAGATTTTATGAGACTCAATTCCAAACCCCGAACACACAACAAGATACGTTTGAAGTATACGTTTCTTATGGACAAAAGTATCTCCCTATCATAGAGCAGTTTGAATTTCCTGATTATATAAAGCTTATCCATAGAGGTCCGGGGTTTAGCACTACTAAAGAAGAAACTCCATATAACCCTTATCAATTAAAATGTAAATTTCTTTTCTCAGAAGAGTTTAAAGCGAAATATGCCGACAAGCCGGTTTCCGTAACTCGAATAGACGCGGATGACATATTAAGTAATATGACATTTGATCAAATTTCGAGAACTGTTAATGCTCATAAAGACTTTCCTTATTTTTATATTTTGTACAAAAGATACAGGCAATTTGAAAGAGCTACCGGAAGATATACTGTTCCCTTGTGGCATCATTCACCCGGATTTGCTACGATGTGTTTCCCCAGCTTAGATGATCGAATATATAATAATCCAATTGATTATGTAAGTGAGCTTGGTCTGTGGCCTCACGATAGTTTACATGGTCGTATCCATATTGAAGCTGATTCCATCATGGCTTTGCAATCTATAGGTAATAATGTGGGTAACTGGTTAAGGGATGGTGGAACCGGTGCTAGTCATTACGATCAAGCTAATCAAGTCATATTTGGCGGTTATGAAGATTCCAGCTATACGCCGGAACAAGACAGCTTTATGGATATATCTGGATGGGAACCTATTAAAGGGAAACTTTTATAGTTTTAAGGATTATCCGTGGGCTCTTTAAGCTCCTTGAATTTTTTAACAAGGAATTTAACTAATTCTGATCTCATAATATCATCTTCATCAAATTCGAAAGTTTTTATACCAAAATCAGAACTTTCTTGATCTGAGAATATTTTATACATCTTTTCGAATGCCCCACCTTTAATTGGGTGCAAATCTGTTTGCATAGGGTCAGCCAAAACAAAGCATCTACTAAACATTCCTAATCTAGTTAGTACTGTTACTATTTCTCTCTCTGTACTATTTTGAACTTCATCAAAGATAATACATTTAGCATTCCAACTCATACCTCTAGAAAAGTTAACTGGATATATAGAAACTCTTTCATCAGATTCTAATTTTTTAACTTGAGTTACTGGGAGTAATTCGTCTAACTTTTCCATAAATGGCAAGTTAAAGAAGTGAAGCTTTTCATTAGCGTCACCGGGAAGATGCCCCATTTTATTATCGGAACTTTCCACCGCAGACCTAATATAAACGATATCAGAAACCTTCTTTTCGTTTAGAAGTCTTAAAGCGCAATAAACCGCTAATAGTGATTTTCCACATCCAGCAGGGCCATCCACAAAAGATATCTTAGTATCTTTATGTAAGGATTGGTTTATGAATGTTTTTTGTTTTTCGGTCCAATCTAATTCTTTAATTTTTAAAGAGCTTGAGAGCTTGTCTCTTTGATGGACTTTCGGTGAAGTGTCTTTTTTCTTCGCAGCCATATCTATCGTTACCTAGTTATAATTACACCATAATTGGGGCTGAGGTCTGTGATTATTTTTTTTAATTAGTGAAAAATGGTTCCGGCTTCGGGCCGGTACAGGTTCGGGGTTTGGCCTCGGGCCGGGGTAGATTTAGCGATTCGGCTTCGGGCGGGGTGGATTTCGGGGATTTAAATCGGGGCTGGTCGTGTATACATCTAAGTAATAAAAAAAGTAATAAAAAAGTAAAGGGCACAAACCAATATAACAAAATACAACCACCATTTGGTTTACCAGATTTTTGTGATGTATCTTTATTGATTTTCATATACAAAAAAATACAACAATATACAACGGGCAACTCTATAGAGTTCTTTTCTTTACCAAGAGGTTATTCTTTTTCCTTAGTGGCTTTTTCTAGATTATTACTTATTTACTCCTAGCCCCGAATCTAAGTTAGATCACATATAATCCTATAGACGATCATAATAACGCATATTTGATCGACAAACTATTTAGCCGCTCACTAGTGAGTGACAAAAAACCCCACTTTATAAAAGCAGGGCTAGGGATTTAGGATAACTAAATATACACTAATTATTATTTATCTTTATTATCTTCCTTTACGTCTTCATATACCTCTTTATACTTTTCTACAGTATCTTGACTCGCAAGAACTTCATCGATACTGTTTAGTCGATCTTCTAATACCTTTTTCTCTTCGAGTAATTCTGAGGCTTTAGTTTCGTCCAACTCTTCATTAGCAGCCAATCTATGGAAAAATGTCCAACGGCCTACATGCTCCCCACAATGAGGGCAATGGATTTCCTGAATTCGTGACATTAACTTAATGCCCTCTTGCTCAACAGGAACATGAATAGAAGGTTTTTGAGCCTGAACCTCTACTTCTTCTTTTTGCGATGAAAGTTTTAGGAGGTGTTTATACTTATCTACGTCTAGGTTAGTTTTATCAACCATGACGGGAACGTTGTGTGCATCAGTTTCTTTCATAATTTAAATAATCCCTTATACAACTAATATACACTCATTTCATTCAAATAGAAGCCCTAGATTCTAATTAATATCAATATTTATTACCTTACTTTCGTCATCTTTAGGTACATTTAGCTCCAAAAGTCCATCCTCCAATTTACTTTCGATTATGCTAAGATTAATATTATCAGGAAGCTCCATATTATATACCAAATCTTCTCTATCCTTCTTTTTAGCGACAATTTCCAAGATAGTTCCTTTTAGCACCGAAGCTTTTACATCCTCTTTTTTATACCCCGGAAGAGGAATATAATAAGTATAGCCATTTTCAGACTCTTTTTTTTCAATAGGTCTTCTATTACTCATTCTCCAATGAGGCAAAAACTTAGAAGAATAGTCGTCATTAAAAAAAGCTTTTTCCATTTCATTAGCGAAATTTAACAGGTTAGAATTTAATCTTAAATTATACATAACTTTTTATAAACAGCATAAGCCATGCCAACAAAAACTCCTGCTTTTTCAGCTTTTTCTAGCCGCGAAAGTGTCTTTATGTCTCATTTTCACCTTTTTGTGGGACACCCCGCCGATTTTTTCGACCTTTGCAAAAACGGAGATTCGCAAAACCCTGTGGAGATTGAAAAAACACCCCCCCCGACAGTACGAAAAGTATAAAACTCCTACTATTTCATAAATACCCCTAGGGGTGCAAAGTATAAAGCAAAAAAAAATCCCCGCGCTAGGCGGGGAAGGTATAAAACCCCTTTCAATTTATATTAAATGTCGATGGTGTTAATTGCCTCGTGCATTGCGTCCATTACTTGCGCGGCAGCGTTTTGTTCGTTTTGTTTCACAAGGCGGATTGCCAAGATGAATTGTTCTACCTCATTGCCATCGGCAAGGCGGATTTTGCGTTGTGGGATAATCAACTCTTTTCCCTGATATGTTTTGACTATTGGAAGTCGTCGATTGTTACTATCTAAAACGCGCTCTTTAGTAACGCGCACCATTGTTTGCTCTTTAGTCGGTGCGTCGATAATTGCGTAGATTGCACCGTTTTTTAGTTCGTCGATTTTCATTTTTGCTAGTCCCTTTGTTTTTTTGTTAGTGTCTCGCACTGAAAAAAATTTAGTCCATTTTTAATAAAAAGTCAACACCCTACTTACTAACATTTCTAAACTGTTTTACAAACGCGTGACCGGTCAGGGCATTGTAAAAGAGTTTACCGTTTCCAGTAAACTCCATTACTTCAACTAACTATAATTCTATAATATATATATAATAAAAACATTAACACCATTTCGCACCTCCTTGATACGCGCACGTATTTAAATCGTGCGTATTTATAATTAAAAGCGGGAGGCATTGCGCCTCCCGCTTATGTGGGGACTAGGCTACCGTTTGGAGACTGTCCTGCAGTTTAGCCAGTCTGTTACCTTTACGGTAGCTAGAATCAGAATCGGAACAATGACGCCCACGGTCAAAAATCCCGCCCAATAGTAATTTTCCCAACCTTGTTGGTTGTAATAGTAGGATAGGCAAAACCCTGCAGCTATCGAGCAAACAGTTACCCAAAACGCCATCCACAATGTTGACTTGTCAATCGTGTTTTCTTGGTATTCCTTGCGTAATTGCTGATAGCGTTTTTCCTGTTTTACCATCTCATTAATCATCGCCCTAGTAATAGTGGCGGGAGGTTGATCGATAGAAACGGTTTTGTTGTCTCTATATATGCAACCTTGATTGTTTTGGTGAACGATCTTGATTTGACGCCCACAATGGATTTCAACCTTCGTTTCTTTTGTGATCTTGTTATTCATTTTGCTAGTCCCAGTGTCGCCTTACGGGGGCGACTGAAAAAAGATTAGTTCAATTACCTAATCAGCGCAAGGTTTTTTTAAAGTTTTTTTAAATAGGTTATTCACACCGTCAAACTCTTTTACAAAAGGATGACCGGCCACCGAATTGTAAATCAGTTTGCGCGGCTGCGCCGCAGCGGCGCGGCTCACGCCGCAGAAGTCAAGCAAAAGTTATTCACATAATTATTTATTACGCAAAAAAAAGGGGCCGCTTTCGCAGCCCCTTTCCCCTCCTCCTTGGTGAACGTTGAGAAAAGTTAATCGCCGTGTGGATCGTCACCACAAGCACTCAACGCGTGATCTTGTGGATCGGGTGCGCCCTGACTCTCTGCATGATCCATTAACACGTTAGACGCATCAAATATTTTCTTCAACTCTCTCTCAATCCATTGAGTAAACTCTTTGGTTGAGCCGTTGTTGTGAGCGTGACAGTCAACCTCTGCAATGTGAGTGTGCAACGTGTCCTCAGTTGCAGTTGCATAGATTGAGTAAGCGGTAACGTCAACATAATCAATCTCAACGCCTTGCAACTCCATCCTGCAATTGATCTTGCCATAATGAGTGTTGGTTGTGCCATCCTGCCAATCCGCCTCATAATACAACTTGCCGTGTGCATAGACAGTGCAATGCTCGTTGAGGTTGATTGCCTGATCTTCGAATGTAAACGTGCTATCCATAATGCTAGTCCTTCCTTGCCCTTACTGGGGGCGTTGATTAAAGGTAGTCTATAATGATCATCTTCACAATGCAATCTTATTCACAACGCGAAACTCTTTTACATTTCAGTGACCGGCCACCGTTATGTAAATCAGTTTGTTTTATACTAATATAGCAGAAAAAAAAGCCCCGCTTACGCGGGGCGCGTGTCAGGATGCCACAATCCTGTAAACGCAATAAGAGAAGAAAAGTAATTCCACTATTTACCTCCTTGGTATTTATATTATAGGAATTTATATTTATTAGATTAATAGAATGAATTTATATTTTACATCTGATTAACCTCCTTTCTTAAAGGTGGGATGGGGAGCGAGGCCAATGGCACT